CGAAATGTTCTGGATGTGCGATAGGACTTGCTTCGACAAGGGTCACTGGCAAATAATCCCTTGCATACTCAAGGAAGGCAATCCTTACAGATACATTCAACACGAAGGCGAGAGGCTTTCCTTCGCAAGATATGATTTCAAGAAGATGGCTTCGGAATACGCAGATGATTTCCACTGGAGACGAGAGATTGCAGAAGCCGATAGAGACCGTGGCGACAACCACGAAGGAGCGCTTAGGCATATCCAGACTGTGTTCGACAGCACCACGGAAGGATCTCGCGACACGACAGTGTACAAGTCCATCATGTGGCTAAAGGATACGGTAGGCTGCAGCTACAATGAAGTAATTTCATTAAGGCCACCGTACGGCTTCGACACGGAATACATGAGGAAGGTCGACCGTCTGTACAACATGAGGTAATTATGGATAAGGTAATCGGTCACGTTCTGGTCGCTATCGCAGGATCTGCATTTATCTGGTTTGCACACTGGGCTTGGAAGGATATAAAGAGAGAGAAAAGGCCAGAGGTTACTGAGGAGATGGTTGACGATGCATTCAACCAGATGCTTGAGGATAATGGTTATATCCTAGATGATTAATCTTCTTACTTGTCGGAAGCCTGAGCCAGGAGATAGTCCGGCCCTTTTAGCGAAAGTCATCTTCCGCATTCACGCATGGAGCGTGCTCAACAAGAACCGGACTCGATTGACTTGCCGTATAGCCGTCGCCTATCGAATTGCCGTACCGCCTATTGGCAGTCACTCGTCTGGAACCTACAAAAGTTAGGCCGGATGGATGATGAAAACTCAGTCCCAGATTGCGTCCTTCCGCAAAGAGTGTTGTCATTTTTCAGACGTCAAACACGAGTGCCCTTCGGTGTACAAATGTAGCAGGGAATGATTACAGACAAACTAATAAATCAAGCGGGAAGCCCCGCCGTTGCAGGGACTGGCACCGCTGGTTCGGGACAAAGTAACTTTTTCTGATAGCAAAGTATTTACAATTTTTCGATTAAGAATTATATGTTGAAAGTTTTACGAATTATGAGTATATGTGATAATTGCAATTCAAAAGTTTTTAACCTAATTTATAGACCGTTGAAACGCCAATCACAAAACCAAGAGGTTATTTATGGCAACAGAACAGAACAATGATTTCCTTACCGCTGCTCCGTCCGTAGGCGGAGATTTCCAGATCCTCGAAGCTGGCGCTTATGATGCCGTCTGCGTGGGATTACTAAAGAAAGAATTTCGCAAGTACAACCAGCCGGACGAAACCGAACCGAAATTCATGATGGTGTTCCAGATCGTCGAAGACGGTGTCTGCCACTACGTCCGCACGGTTCCTTACCGTAACGTAATAGCAGAAGCCAGCAAGCTTTTCCAGTTCCTCAACGGATGGCTTGGCGTGACTCTGGACAAGGCCGCTGGTGGCATTGACTTGGGCAAGATCGTGGGCTTGAAGGCTCAGGTGGTCGTAGGCGAAGCCGAGAAGGATGGAAAGCACTTCAACACAATCGAGAACGTGCTCAAGGCAAAAAAGTCTTCGACGGTCGAATTCCAGCCTGATGACAAGGCTCCGGCTTGGCTGAACAAGGGCCCGTTCATCTGTTCACGTTGGATGGAAGGTTTGAGCTTTGCCGAACCTAAGGAAGACAAGGTCGAATTCACTGACGATGACTTGGTGAAGGAAGCCGAAGCTAAAAAGCCGTCCGAACCCAAGAAGGTACCTGCCAAGGAATTCCTTAATCAGAAGCCCGAAGTCACTGACGAAGACGAAGCACTCCCTTTTAATTAAGGCTACACTTATGGCAGAGGACAAATACAAAGTTTGTTTTAAGTGTGGCCGAAATCTGCCACTCTCCGAGTTTTACGTGCACAAACAAATGGGCGACGGACACTTGAACAAGTGTAAGGAATGTACCAAGAAGGATGTGCATGAAAAATATATGGAGAACATAGAGGATCCGGAGTTCGTAGAGAAGGAACGAGCTAGAGGTCGAGATAAATTTAATCGCTTATACAGTTGTAAAACACAAAATAAACGATTACGTTCATCCTCGTACAAAGTTTGGTTTGAACGTAGACAAGTGATGTTCTGGCATGATATAGAACTACATCATTGGAATTATGACAAACCGCATGATGTATTCCTATTAAGCCGACGACACCACGCTCGACTTCACAAGTTGATCACTAGAAATGCTGATGAAACTATTTTCAAGTGCAATGGTGTACTATTAGATACCAAAGAGAAGCATGAAGAAATCGTACAGAAGGTTGCTGGTGAACAATACTTTTTCTTGAACGAGGAAACTCTAGCACAAGCTTTGTCGACCGCCGTGACCGACAATAAGTAGACACGGCCTTTGTAGTCATGTTGGTTATTCATAGTTGGTTCTGGGGTTCTGCTTCGGCAGGGCCCTGGTGGAAGCACGGCGAAGTAAGGAATTCCTAAAGTAAAACATCGGTTAGCAGCTGTGCTTCCACCAGGGTTGATCTACGCCATAGGTCAATTCCTTATATAAGTGGCCCCACCGAGACCTGGATAACACTCGGTGGGGTTTTTTCTTTGTAAACTTCTTTTTACCAAAATTATTCAAAATTGTGTTGACAACGTGATCACAATAATCTATCTTATACACATCAACAAACAACAATCGCCCAGTAGGGCAAGGAGATCACAATGATTACAGTACAAGACATCCGCACAAAGTTCAACGCCGAACAGATCAAGGTTCTCAACGAACTCGCAGACGCCGTCGTAGACGCCGCAAACAAGCTCGCCGAAACCGACATCTTCCAAGATAAGGGTCAGATCGAACACAAGCTGTTCGCAGCCCTGTATGGCACCAGCGACGTAAACGAACAGAACATGATCAACCTTGAGCTCAGCATGAGGAAGTAACTATGCTTCATAAGCTTTTTATTCTGTTTTTTGCTGTCTGTGCTGTCAGCCACATGGTCAACTGGCTCTTTTTTGGAAACGAACTAAATCAATGGCTCTTGATGGCTTGTGCTCTTGGAGTCATCGCAAACGTCCGTGATATGCAGTTCGACAGCTTTAAGAGTCTGTTTGATGCGCATCTGCTACTGAAATCAGTGATGCTTAAGGCAATCAGTCTCGAATTCGGCGCAGACGCCACGAAACGCCTTCGCGTCCGTAGCCTTGAAGTGCTCGAACAACATGCTCCAGAAGAATGCAAAGGCCAGGCCCAGAAACTTGCAAATATACTCAAGAAAATGGAGGCCGACCATGCTGACGATGCAAAGAATCCGTGAGATCCTTGCCGAGTGTGGCCTTGCTGGGTCACAGCTCGACGATGCAGCAGAGTATTTCTACACAGTCCAGCTTGAGCTGACCGAGCAAGACGTGCGTGAGATTGCAACAAAACTTAACCACAACAAAACCAAGAGGTAATACAATGGATTCAGTAACCATTTCTTCGTTCGACGAATACAAGAAACGTATGGCAGACTTCGAACGGTCTATCAAGGCAATGCTCACCAAGGACGAGAACGGTCACTGGCGCTGTCCTCTGTTCATCTTCTCAGGCGAAAAAGGTGTAGGTAAGTCCTACGTGGCTGAGAAGGTATTCATGAACCAGAACGTCCGTGAGTTTGACGAAGACCATATCAAGCGCACAGTAACCGCCTTTGACTTGTACAAGTTCATGTGGGAACATCCGGACGGTGTCATCATCTTGGACGATGCTGACCAGTTGTTCGATGGCAATGCTGGCGTGGACTTGCTCAAGAATGCAACCGAGAAGCTTGACAAGAACAAGAAGGCTCGTGTCATGCAGTGGTCTAAGTACAACCCCTACTCCATCAACATCACAAAGCTTGGCCGTGATTGCGATACCAATGACAAGATCCGTAAGCGCATGGATGAAATCGTCGGTGCATCACGCAACAAGAAACTGGTGTCGGCTCATGAGGAAGGTCGTACATTCCCTAACAAGTTCTTCTTCACTGGTAATGTCATCATCCTTACCAATATGCCTTTGCGTAAGTTCACCACTGGCGTAAACAGCGCTCTTGGCAATCGTAGTGAACACCTTGAAATCCATTTCACTCTTGAAGGTGCTATGGACTTGATTAAGCATGCCGCAGACAAGGTTCCTGGTGAAAGCAAGGCCGATATCAACAAGGCTATCAAGTTCCTTACTGGGAAGCTGGCTCACCAGTATTGCACGGATACGAAGAAGATGCCGACCATTCGTAACCTCCAGAAGATTACGAACTTGATCCACAACGGTCATCCGATGGATACGAGCTTGCTCGACATGTGCTTGGAATACTCGCTGAACGGATAAGGAGGTTTTTATATGCCCATTGGACAATATGTCGTTAAAGTTGTGGATAAGGTTCGCGCTCGTCAGTACCGCATTGACAATAATGAACAATCCAATGCGGCAGCGCGATCCTATTATCAAGAACATAAGGAAGAACGCCTCGCATACAACAAGCAATATCATAAAGACAATAAAGAACGCATTAAGGCGACGCAGAAGGCGTGGCGAGAATCCCATAAAGAAGAAATTGCTGCTAAGAATAAGGAATGGCGTGAAGCTAATAAAGAGGCTTACGCGGCAAGTCGAAAGGCATATAGAGAAGCCAATAGAGATAAAATTGCTGCGAGCAAAAAAGCATATATGGAAAAAAATCATGATGCCATAAAAGCACGAAAACGTGACAATTACTACAAAAATCATGATGCTAATCTTTCTCGACGTAAAGAATATTATCAAGCCAACAAAGAAAAGTGTTTGCTTGCCAATAAAAAATATCATGAAGCGCATAAGGACGAACTTAATGCTTACAACAGGGAATATCACCGTATACACAAGGTAGAGCTTTCTGCTAAAAAGAAAGTGTATAATGAAGCTCATAAAGACGAAATCAAGGCTAGAAGAAAATCTTATTACGAAGCCAATAAGGATGTGTTAAACGCAAAGAATAAGGAATGGAGAGAAGCTAATCAAGAAACTTATAAGGCTGGTAGAAAGGCTTACCGAGAGAGAAATAAGGAATCTATAGCAGCTAAAAAGAAAGTGTATGCGTTAGAAAATGCAGACAAATTATCGGCATACCGGAAAAAATACAATCAAGAACATAAAGCCGAAATTTCTGCCAGGAACAAAGCATACAGAGAAGCTCATAAGGAAGCCATGAGGCAGAAAGACCATGATTATTATCGAAAGCGTGTTGCTGAAGGTTGGCGATACAAGAAAGATCCAGTAACCAAAAAGAACCGTTGGGTTTATGTAGGTAATGATGAAGCGAAATAATTCTGAACATCCGTATATGGTATTGCAAAAGATGAAATGTCCGTGGCTTGATAGCCTTACGGCAGAGGTAAACCGTAGCATCAACGAATACGACAAGTTCATCATGGTCGAAGCCGATGCTGACAAGTGTATCGACTTCGCAAAGGAATCGTTTTTGTATGAAAGGTTTGTCGACAACAATCATTATGGTATGGTTTATTGTAACATCGAAGTTCTTAAATACTTTGTGCTATATTTCGAACAAAAGATTTTATACAACATGATTGGTCAATGGAAATTCACTGAGCATGACATCGAAATGTATGATTATTTCCGCAATACATGCTTTAAAACAGGTAGGTATAAAGCAAACCCAGTATTACGTTACATCAAAAAAGCTCCAGAATTTATTGGTGATGCAAGTGTCGCTGATACTTGGAATATTGTGCTTATGACGGAGCCACATGGTCTAATTAGAGTAAACTATGTAGACTTTTTTGTAAACCAATTTGTTGCATGTAATGATATGGTTAGGAATGTTAAGTCACTTAATTTGTTTAATGACAAGATTGACATGTTTAAGAACACTACTGAATATAATTTATATGAATACCCAGATATCCGATTTGATAAAAGGAACATACACTCGTTAGAAGGAGTATAGCCATGACAGCAAGCGCTAAATTAGTCCGTAAACTTATTGCACGCGACAGAGAATCAAAACGTTATCATGACAATGTAGACGAACAGAAGAATTCAAGATTAAACTATAGGGAATCTCATCGAGACGAAGCACGTGCCGCAGCCAAAGCTTGTTATGAACGTAACAAGGAACTTCGTCGTGTTAATGACAAGTTTTATAGAGAGAAGAATAAGGCTAAGATTTTTGAACAACGTAAGAAAGGTAGAGAACGCAATAAAGAAAAAATTGCTCTACGGCAAAAGGCATATTATGAGGCAAACAAGGAATCACTTCTAGCTAAAGCCAAAGCTTACCGTCAAGCACATAAGGAACAGATGGTTGCTAAAGACAGAGCATACTATCATTCCCATAAAGAACAATATGCAACAAGAAACAAGGCTTATCGTGAAGCTCATAAAGACGAGACAAAAGCTTATAACAAGGCATATTATTTAGTCCATAAAGATGTACTTAACGCATATAGCAACGCGTATCGTGCAGCACATAGAAAAGATTTGGCTATAAAGGATAAAGCCAGATACGAAGCTAATCGCGACAAAATTCTAGCTAAAAAGAAGGAATATTGGCATAAGAACAAAGAAATGCTTAAAGCAAAAAACCAAGCTTGGCGTCAAGCAAAAAAAGACGCTGGATACAGATACCGAACTGATCCGACCGACGGCAAGTGCAAGTGGATCTATGTCGGTACAGAGCTTAACAAAGGAGTTGACAATGGCTAAGAATAATACTACATTACCACGCATGCAGAAGAAAGAAGGCTTTATTCATGTTCGCTTGGACGCTGACCTTAAAGACCACGTAGAGAAGCTCAAGGAGCGTCCTGGTGGCCTTAGTAGGTTCATTAACGATCGCATACGTGAAGACAAAGAAAAGACCGCTAAGTAGCGGTCTTTTTCTTTTTTGCCTCCTTCTCGGCCTTGCGCTTTGCATGATAGGCCCGATCGTATGCACGTCTTCGCTCAAGTCTGACTGGGTCGCTTTTTAGTTTTTCAATGTACTTGCGATTGTACTGCGTGCGCTTTGGTGACTCGTACTTAAGCAAGTCGTGCTCTTCATTTGTATAGGAATTGAGCACAAAGCTTACCCGGTCTATAGGTTCCACACCAAGTTCTTCGCAGTCTTCGCAATACCTACTGTAATCGTCTACGATTGTCTCATTTAAGATTCGCTGCTGATCGCACTTGCGTATGGCCTCATGCCAGTCAGTTATCTTTGATGTGCTGTACTCTGAGTCTGTACGTAATCTAGGAACCGACTCCGACGCCTTGAGATCGAACAAGGTAGCAAGATTGTGGTCTTCGCTTGTCAATGGTGCAGTGCCGTCGACAAAGTTCATGCGAGCTCTAATATCCCTCAGCCATATATTGTACGTAGCGTAACACGTGCTATACACAGCACTGCGGACATTAAGGTAAAAGCTAAGATCACGACGGTACTGCCCAGTGCGCACAATGTACAACAGTCGACAGTAAGCAGCCGTGTAGCACATGGATTCCAGTTCTTCCATATCCTCCCGTTCATAAGACCAAGCCCGATACTTTGTCAAGAATATCGAGACCAAGGTCTTAATGAACCGCCATATTTCATCACGTGGACTTGCGTCGGCACGGATAAGCATGACCTTGTGACCGATGTTTACTCTGTCTGGCCACCAGACCAGCTGGCCGTGCTTTATCATGGAATGCGCCACTTTGTACTCCTTTTTCTTGACAAATTACACTAGAAAGGCCACGGTCGGAACCGTGGCCTTGATTGCTTATGACGATCCGAAAACTTATTTCATGGTGCCACCCCAGCTCGTGGGTATCTGTGCACGCTCTGCCGCGCCCGTGGTCGTGTTGGAACCGCAATTTAGGAACGTGTTGTTATGACTAATTGGTGGTGTTGCTTGCGTCGACATTTGCTGGTACAAGGCCAACGCTCCAGATTCAACATTTATGCACCCCTCGAACATGCTGTTTACATTGGTACAGCTTGAGGTGTCGAATACAGCTGGAATATTCGTAAGCCCAGTAGCGTTGTGGAATAGCTTGTTCATGTTTGTTACACCGGCGGTATTTGCAGCAACGATTTTAACCACATTCAGATAGTGGTTATCAAACAACCCATACCAGTTCGTATTAGAAGACTTAGTGATATCCCAGATGTTTTGCGATGCGTTAACAAGCGTCTGTGTGTCACCCATTGTCGGAGTAAAACCATCAGCAAATTTAATCCTGACAGTAAATGGGGCTACTGGAGTGGTCGCCGGAGCATACACCTTGACATTGCCCAGATAGGCCGCGCCTACCTTGGTCGAGCCAAGGTACAGC